CACAGCTGTAGAATTACCTTCATTCTCTAATTGTCCTATTTGATTCAAATCATCAAGCCATCCGGATGAAGATTTAAAAGGATAAAGAGCTAAAGTCAAAGTACTTTGACTGGTAGCACCATTGTTTCCTTGAAGAATCTGATCATTAAACAACACAGTTCGAGTTCCAAGATCTCTCTCATCAACAGCATTTACTTTTCTTACAAACGCAGCCCAACGCTTACGCTTATATTTAGGCATTGACTTCTTGGAGTAAACATATTTAACATCAGCATTTGTACCACCAAGAATACCAGTTTGGTTCTTGCTGTAATTTCTCTTATACAGAGTACGAACGCGGCCTCTGGCCATTCGTCTACCAGCAGCACGTACAATACGTCTGCGATTATTACTTCCAGTTCTACGAGGCATATCTTCTAAGCGTCTTCGACCGTAATTTGCACCTAAAGAATATCTTTGATTAACGTTGGTAAAAACACGGTTCAAATCAAAGGGACGCGGTCTTACGAATCCGGTTAATGTACTGGTCATAGACACAGATAATTCCAAAATGAGAAGGAGTGTCAACCAAATTCCCGCATATAACAGTTTGTATACATATGTCGTCTAGCCGAACTCTCCGGCAACGGCAACATGGCACCTGGGTAACACTAGACCAGGTGCCATTATCAATTTTGCGATGGACAAGTCAAAAGGATTTTGTTTCACAATTAATAATCCCACAGAAGTGGATGACGGAGAATTACTCAACCTTAAAGACACTGCGAGCGTCGTGTATTTGGTGTGGGGGACCGAGATTGGAGAAGAAGGAACTCTCCACTATCAAGGCTTTGTTCGATTTAAACACGCAACAAGTTTCAACAGAGTTAAAAGACTCCTTTCAAGAGCGCACATTGAAAAACAACTTGGAACAAGTCAACAAGCAGCAGAATATTGTAAAAAAGACGGCATCTTCCAAGAACATGGGGAACTGCCTCCACCCGCTGGGAAATCCACGAAAGAGATGTGGAAAAATGTCATCAAATGGGCGGAGGAAGGAAGCGTTGAACAGATTAAGGATCAATACCCGCACATCTATTTCTTGCATCGACCCAAGATATTATCGTTACGAAAACGTGAGTCCAATATCATCTCTGAGCTTATCCATGAATGGTGGGTCGGACCTACCGGAACTGGTAAGTCCCGCAAGCTCTGGGCAGAATACCCTGACCACTATCCGAAAGCCCTCAACAAATGGTGGGATGGCTACGACAACGAGGGAGTGGTCGCTATAGAGGAAATGACTCCAAGCGCTGGACAATTCTTGGCTCATTACTTGAAAATATGGGCTGATCGTTATCCATTTTCACCTGAAATTAAAGGTGGTCAACTTAAAAAAATTCGTCCTAAAAAAATTATTGTTCTTTCTAATTACACTATCGATGAGTGTTTTGAAAACTCTCAAGACACTTTACCACTTAAGCGTCGTTTTAAAGTAGTTAACTTTGACATTCTTTAATAAAAACAGAATATATTGTCATCTTAATACACTTAAAAAAGGACGTGCGCTTCGCGCCCGAACAAAAACATTGTGCATTGGGGACGTCGGTATGTAGGGGATGATATACAAGACGTGGGATGCGGACCCCGGCTCCTCGGGGAGCCGGGATGCCGCGGTTAATTGTTTGGGCCTGGACCATAACTAGCTCCTAATAGTCTCTCACGAGGCTCATTAAAACCTTCAACTTTATACATATACTTTCTAGTACATCCTACTACTACTTCACACTTATAATCTCCTTCTCCTGTACCCGGAGTTAAACCTGGTACAAGCTTATATACCAAAAACTTAAACGTAGTCCAACCAGGTCGGTTAGGACTTTCCTGGGTTTCAAGATCACCATATCTAATTTCTTTTCTCTTAGGATTTCTCACTTGCATAGTAATCGTTTGACCTTGAGGGATAAAATATTTAGTCTTTCTTAATATCTTCATTTTAGTTCGACTAATAGCTGCTCCACATTCAAATGGAGAAGCACCTCTATCACCAATAGTGATTCCTGTTCCTGTTCCACCAATTCTTTGTTCCTGGTAAGCATTTAATGCTATACTCAAATGATTCCAAATAATAGTATTATCGGATAAATTTGTTCTTGCAATAATATCATAAACATCCAACTCAATTGCAGCTTCAGGAGCATTAGCAAGTGCACCTTCAGTACCATACTTCTTACTAACATTTCTTATAGTAACATCCATTATAGCTGAATGAAACATCACTTTTGAATTTCTTTCAATAGTTCCACCAGCCACAGCTGTAGAATTACCTTCATTCTCTAATTGTCCTATTTGATTCAAATCATCAAGCCATCCGGATGAAGATTTAAAAGGATAAAGAGCTAAAGTCAAAGTACTTTGACTGGTAGCACCA